TCAGTTTTCACTTTCCTCTGAGCTGTACTCCACATCGGAGAGCTTAACCTCAAGCTCTAAGCCCGTCGTGAATCCATTATTATTCAGATTGTGAGTTACCTTACTGATTAACCAAGACTGCTCGTCTATGACGCGCTTAAAGCCTGACACACGCACCGGTATCTCAGGGAATAAATCAGCCCTACCAAGCGCCAGCGTAATTGAAAACTCCGCAACGCCTCGCTGTAGCTTATCCCACTTAGCCTGAGCGGCGCGCATCGCCTGCGCCTTAGAAGCGTAGACAGTCGTCAGCGCCAGCACGTTATCGGCCTCACCGGCCATATACTCACCCTCGCGCGCCTCCGGCTCTTTTTTGGCCTTTGTCTTTTTGCTAACCGGCTTTGCTTTCGGGTGCTCCAGTGCGCGCAGGTGCTTCTCTTTTGGCTTACGTTTCAGTGTTACTTTCTGCTTTTGCAGCTTCGGGTCTTTAGTATGCAACCATTTTGCTGTTACGCCGGTGTAAGCCCCACGGTCAGCAATGGCAAACTGATGACGGTCGCCATCGCTGCGGGTCAGCGTCATTTGTGGGACGGGCTTGCCGCTGGCGGTCATTGCACTACCGGCTTTCAGAAACAGGAGCTTACCCGCCTTCACTGACACCGCCGCCCCATTGCGGTCAGCCAACCGGGTCAGAAATACGGCGTCGGACTCCTGCGACTGGTCGATATGCGGTACCGGTATTTTTTTCAGTGAATCCGCGACACTGGCCGTCAGTTTATTGCGCTTTGCAATGGTGCTGACCAGCTCACCGAGGGTGGTGTCATGCCATGACTCTTCACGCCGTGAATTGAGTGTTCCCCGAAAATCTGCACTACGCGCCCGGATGGTCAGGGTATCAGGCGCGCCCCGGTGCTCAATCTCATCGACCGTGAAATCTCCCTTATTCAGAAGCGCCGAACCCTGCCAGCCAAGCCACAGCGTCAGCACCGCCCCGCGCAGAGGTAACTCGACTTTGCCGTCGGTATCGTCGAGCTCAATGTCAAGCTGGTCAGCCTCAAAGCCCCGGTTGTCTGTCATGGTGAGAGAAATCAGTCGGTCACTAAAATTACTGGTAATGTCCTGGCTGTTCAGCGTCAGCATAAATGCCGGTGCAAGGCTGGTACCGGCGTCAATGGTCATGCCCGTAATCATGCGGTCAGCCCTCCGAGCGCACCCTGCAGCTTATCAGTCAGATTACCGGCAGAGCCGAGAAGCTCGCTGGCTTGCTTATTCAGGTCGCCAAACATTGCCGTCAGTGATTCGTCGACCCGTTTCAGCGAAAGTGTAAAATCAATCTTTCTGGTCGCGCCGTCGCTGAAAAACTCGGTATGCGTGGTCGACACCTTATCGACGATATACATTCCGAAGATATTGCCGGTTCCCTCAATAAGCGGCCACGCTCTACCCTCGTCGGCCATCAGCTCAACAGCCAGCAGGGATATACGACCGCCAGTAATAGCAGGGTAAAGCGTACCGGCAAGCTGGATCGAGTTTTCCCCCTCGCCGAGAAACTGATACGCAGGCGGTTTACCCACTCTGTCATTAGACGCCCAGCGGTAATCCTTCGAGTGCTGCATCGACTGATAAGGCAGGGGGCGGCGTTCAAACACAAACATTCCAAGCGCAAGCATCATCGTTTATGTCCCTTAGTCATGGCCCATACTGGCACGCTGACGCGCACGCTTTTCGCGCTCAATCTGTTCGAGCGTATCGCGTAACTGTCTGTCAAGCTGATGCCCCGGTGCAACACCTCCCGGCAGAGTGATGTTGTATTCACTTTTACTCTGGTCAATGTAAGAGTGTCCCGCCGGTGCGGTAACTGGCTGGTAAGCCTGATAGCCTCCATATGTGCTGGTTGCCGGGATGTAGGAATTACCCTGCGTGGCGGCGTTGGTTTTGGCGGCAGTCTGGTCGAGGCTGTCCGATTCTTTGTTGATGATGCCGAGTTTTTCGAGAAGCCAGTCGACACCGCTGCGCAGCTTGTTAAAAACATTGAGCGGAGCCATCAAGGCAGAGGCCAGTGCCTGACCAAATATGACGCCGACATTTTTGCAGCTATCGAGCGTCTCCTGCGTGGCCTTGACCGGCGCAATCAGGTCTTTAAACCATTGCCAGACGCCGCGCAGTTTCTCACCGAGTCCGTCAAAAATGGGTGCCAGTGGAGCAAACATTTCCCCGACCGGAGCAAAGGCGCTCATGATGCCCTCAATCACCCCTGAGAAAAATGCGCTTATGGGTTCCCAATATTTACGGATAAGTAACGCCCCGGCCACAATCGCCGCCCCCACAGCCACAATCGGCAAGGTAATCGCGCCGAGCGCGGTCACAATGGCACTGCCAGCAACAGTAAAGACCGTACCCAACACGCCAGCAGCGGCGATAATGGCGTTAATCCCCATGACAACCGGCCACGCAACGAGACCAATGCCGCCGATGATACCAATCAGAGCAAGTGCGCCACCGGCAATAATGCCGATAGTTGTCGCCAGACCTTTGTTTTTCTGGATCCAGCCGTCGAGCTTTAACACATATTGTGTGGCTGTTTGGGTGAGTTTACGCAGCGAGCCCTCTTGCTGGTCAAAAAGGTCGGTACCGACTGCCTCATAAGCCGACTGGAACTCTTTAAAGTCGCCGCCGAGGTTATCCTGCATAACCTTAACCAGTTCCTCGGTTTTACCGTCCGAGGCTTTAAACGCGGCAGTGAGCCTGTCAAGTTTGCCGCTTGAGGCTGCTTCCATCAGCACCGCCGCCGCCGAGCTGGCCTCCTCGCCGAAAATGGTTTTCATGTACTCGCCGCGCTGGCTTGTCCCGAGGTTGTTTTTCTCAAAGCTGCGCTGCATTTCTTTCAGGATGGAGAATATCGGGCGCGTGTTCCCCTTGCTGTCGGACGTTTTGACGCCGAGTTCCTTAATGGCCTCAAACGCTTTTCCGGTGGGAGCCTGCAGGCGGCTGAGAATGGCGCGGCTACCGGTACCCGCCATTGACCCGGTGATTTTGGCGTCGTGCAGCGCACCGACCATTGCGGCGGTTTGCTCGATGCTCACCCCGGCATTTTTCGCCACTGGCGCGGCATAGGTCAGCGCGTCGCTCAGTCCGTCAAAATCGGCGGCGGTTTTGTTCATTGTCATCGAGAGAACGTCGCCAATGTGAGCAATCTTGTCGTTTGAAAGTTGAAACGCTGATTTCATCCCGGTCAGCAGCGCCGCGTTTTCCTCCATTGAGCGCCGGTTTGACAGCGCCATATTCAGCGTGACTGGCGTCGCCGCCTGAATGGCAGCAGCGTCACCGCCGCTTTTCGCAATGATGATTTGCGCGCTCGCTGCGTCATCTGCAGAGGCTGCAGTATTGTCGCCGAGCTGACGAGCCTGTTTGCGTAGTGCCTGCATTTCTGGCGACTGCTTATCGACCCCGAGCACGGCCTGCAGTTCGGAATTTTTCTGCGCAAAGTCATAACCGGGCATCAGTAATTTAACCCCGGCCATCGTTCCCGCTGTCGCGATACCGACCCCGGCAGCACCGGCTGCGGCCATGTTACCGGCAAGCTCTTTCCCTGACTTATATCTCTCTTTCACCCGGCTTAATTTCGCCTGCTGCGCACTGACGCGTGCCAGTGCCTCGCGCTGGCGGTTAAGCTGCGCCGTCGTTTCGCTGATGGAGGTTTTTAGCCGACGCTCATCGGCAGACAGGGTGCGGGTATTAATACCGGCCTGCATCAGCTCGGAGCGCTGGCGCTGTACTGACGTTCTCAGGCTGTTGTATTTCGTCTGCAGCTCAGAGGCGGCACGCTTTGCCGCTTCGAGTGCCTGAGCCTGTGCGCGGGTCGGACTGGTGGTGTTTTTAAACTGTACGGTCAACTCACCAGCTTCGCGTTTCGCCTTATCAAGCGCCTGACTGGTCACGGCCAGTTGCGCGCTTGCCTTACGAAAGCCGTCGATTTTCGACGCCTGACCATTCAGGTCACGCAGCCCTTTTTGTGTGTCGCGAATATCACCCGAGAGGGTTTTACTCGCGGTCTGGATGGATTTAAGCGGTCGGGTCGCCTGGTCGACCGCTTTCAGCAATACCTCAAGCCTCAGGTTATTACTCATTGTTGTTTCCGCTACGCTGCAGCGCCTTTTCGCGCCATGTGATGAGCTCGGTCAGGCTCAGGGAATAGAGCTCTGATGGCGGCCAGTGGAATATCACCGCGATATCCGCCATCAGGTCATCGGTCGACAGGTCGGGCGGGAAGTCTACTCCGCCGAAGCCGGTGACAAAAAACCAATCACCTTAGCGGCCAGCGACAGCATATCGGGCAGGTTCATCGCGGTTAGCTCCTGCGTGGTGAGCGCGGGGTAGGTCATGCGGGGCAGGACTTTAATCAGCGCATCGACCTCAGACTGCGCCACCGCCGCCAGACTGACACCGCGCAGGGTACCGGCGTTCGGCTCAATCAGGGTGACTTTATCAATCGTCTGACCGGCGCGCTTAATCGGCTTGTCGAGGGTCACGACGTTCGGGTTTACGGTGTCAATTTCATTGCCAGCCGTATCAACAAATTCAGCGGTTTTACGTGGTGCTTTTGCCATGATGTTTTTCTCTGCTCTGAATGGGGATTAATAACCGGCCAGCAGTGCTGACCGGTCAGGGAATTACAGCCCGATTGCGCGGCGGTGCTGTTCCAGACGGTCGACGCCGTTCACCTTCTCGACCATGTTGACGGTGTCGATTTCGATGACGTCGCTACCATCAATCGTCAGGCGGTAATAGGTGCAAACGGTCGACAGTTTGGTCGAGGTGTTTTCACCCTGCTTATTTTCGCCGCCGTCGATTTCTTTGTGACGGCCACGCATGACCACCTCGACCGCGATGACTTCGCCGGTGTCGTCGCGCTGGTAGGATCCAGCAAAACGCAGCGGCACGGCGTCAGCACCCGGCGCTGCATATTGCGCCCATAGCGCCACATCAGGCAGACCACCGACAGACCATTCGACGGTGAGCGCATCATCGTCGAGACCGAGGTCAATCGGTGCCGCACCATTCATGCCGCCGCCGCGATAGTTTTCGAGCTTGCGGGTCAGCTTCGGCAGCGTCACGGATTCAACAACGCCCATGTAGCTCAGGCCGTCATTGAACATGTTCAGATATTTGAGTTTGCGGGGTAGTGCCATGTTATTTCAGGCTCCTTAGCTGTTGACCGATTCGGCCAGATTCACCAGATATTTATCGGTGATGCGCTGGCGCAGGGTCAGGCTTTCCAGTGGTGGAACCGGCGTATAGTCGTAGTCGATATACAGTTTCCCGGCCTTGAGGGTTTCCTTATCGTTCGATTCCTCGTCGAACCAGCATTCACCGTCCACGATGTAGCCGTTAGATTTCAGCTCGCGGAATTTGGCGTTGATGCCATCGACAATGTCGCGGATGAGCGATGCGGTGATGGGCTTATCGACCGCCCACATGTGCGCCTCGGCCATCGTATCGGCCAGCACCTGCGCGGTGCGGGTGTAGTTCTCAAACAGGAAAAGCGGGTCATCAGAGCAGGTGCGGTTACCCCAGAAGCGGAAACCATCCTTACGCACCAGCGTAGTGACCCCGGCCTCGTTGAGCAGGTCAGCATCGGTGCCGGATGCCTGCAAATCCCAAAAAACTGAGGCGCTGATGCCGGTGACACCCTGCACGCCAACGTTAGACAGGGTTTTGTGCCAGCCGACAGTCTGGTCGATGTAGGCACGCAGGCCGAGTGCGCGCGCAGTGGCGTAGGCCGTCGCGGTGGCGTTCGCGGTAGTGTCCCATGCGAGGAAGTCAGGCCAGATAACCATCAGCTCGCGCTGGCTGAAATTGTCTCGGTATTTGATGGCGTCTGAAATGGTTTTACAGCCCCATGCGCTGACATAACCAAACGCGCGCAGACTGATACAGACCGACGCGAGCGCGGTTGCGACTTCCTGCGTATCGAGACCCGGCACGCCGAGAATACGCGGCTTAACACCAGTGACCGCTTCGGCAGTCAACAGCGCCTTGATACCGGTGTATTTACCGTTCTCATCCGTGCCGCCGATGATGTTAGAAATGGTCTGCGCCTGAGCTGCATCCGGGTCATCGTCGACACCTTCGGCAACGCGCACGACAACGGTGACGGGTTTTGACTGGTCGGCGATAGCCTGCAGGGATGCGGCCAGCGTGCCTTTTTTACCGGCTTTCGCAATGGCGCTCTGCACATTGGTAATCAGTACCGGCTCATTGAGGGGGAATGTTTCGGCATCCGCATCGCTGGCCGTGCAGACCATGCCAACGATTGCGGTTGCTACAGTGGAAATGACGCGGGTGCCGTCGTTAATCTCAAGCACCTGTACGCCGTGGTGAAAATCACTCATCCGGTTAACTCCGTGGTTAGTGGGCGAGTGTTATTGTCCTGGCTGGTCTGGTGAGGAGCTATTTGTCGGCGATGGGTAGCGGATGACACATAAACAAATCATAAAAAAGACGGGCATCAGCCCGCCTCGCATTACTCCGGTTTAACCGGCCACTCGATATCCGGTGCCGTGGAGGTATCGACCGCGTTCAGTGCCTGAATGTATTTCATCCACGCAATCAGGCTGGCCTTGTCATCGTCGCTGATGATGCCGAGCTGCAGCTCAGTCTGCCACAGGCTGATTGCGCTTTGCGCTTCGGCCAGCATTGAGGCTTTTTTCTGCTCAGCTTCCAGTACCTGCCCCCGCTGCAACGCATTTTCATCCGTTACCCATTCGCTACCACTCCACTCGTCATAAGGTGTTGTTGGTGCAATGGTGGTCACATTATCAGGATAGTCACCCGGCCTCGTCACCTTTACAGTTTGTCCGGTTTGCGTATCAAAAACCAGTTCGCCCCGGTGGTCTACAACATATTCCCATCCAGCCTGACCAGTCATTCGACAAATAGCAAAACCGTCTTTTCCATCCGGTGGGGCATCCGTACAGGAGTGCGCGGGAAGCCCAACGCCTACAGCAAGAAACTCAACCGTCGCGGATAAATATTCTCCGGTATCACCATCAAAGTTAAAAACCGTAATATCGCCAGCTTTAGTGGCAATCATGTTTTTGTTTAACGTTGCCTTTGCCATTATGCAGCCCTTACGATGAAGTTGAACGCGATGTTACGTGAGCGGGTTTCTGCAGCAGTCTTAGGCGTGTTTAAGCCCGGATTGTGCCACCCTGTACTTGCTTTATAGGTACGCAAAAATGAATATTGCGCCTCTGAAGTACCAGCCAGCCCGCCATTGTTACCCACAGGTTTACCATCAGCACGAAGGTATATTTTTGATTGAGTGTAATCATCCCATTGCCCGTTGCTGGTTTCCTTCCCGATGTATCGCATCCCATCAGAGAAAGCCGCATAGATATCACGCTCAGTGCTACCCTGTTCTACACCTGCATAGCCTTGGTTGGTTGGCATTTCCAGAGCATGGTCTTCAAAAGCAAATCCCTGAGCGCTCAACAGAGCACGCCCTGCATCCACGCCACGCCCGTCATCCCAGCCACGCAGAAACTCACCGCGCAAATCAGGCAGATTACCGGAAGGATAAGCAACGGCCAGCTTTGGATATTTCGCCTTGTCAAAAGCCGCACCGTTGCATTTTAGCCAGCCGTCGGGCGGCGTTGCCTGCGGCCACGGCAGCGGAAAGCCAACCGGAATATATTTATCAATATCCGCTGTTTTGAGGTACTGCGTGTGCGGGTCAGCAGCGGCGAGGTGTGCGGCCAGCAGACTATCAGCATAGGCTTTCACCTCGATAACCTTATCGTCGACATACTGACGCGTTGCCAGCACGACCGACGGGTCGATTTTCAGGGTAATTGCCGACGTGCTCGATACAATCAGAATCATGCGAATGGTCTGCGTGCGGCCGCTTCCCTCCTGCAGTTGCGGCTTGTAGGTCTCCGGGCAGTTCGCCACGGCAATCAGAATGCCATCAGTATCATAGAGACCAATCTCGCGGATCCAGAAACCACCTTCATTCTCGGGAATAATCTGTTCCGCGATAATCTGGCTGGTATTAGCCGGGTCAACGGTCAGCAGGTTCAGCGGCGCGATACGCTTCTGGTTAATGAGCTTCGTCTGCGCCGGGTCAGGGGTCGGCAGCGTACCATTCGCATCACCGACGGCCATCTGCGTCAGGTTGAGTTTGGTACCGAGTGCCGCCGCGTTCGCCAGCCGCGCCGCGCCCTGATTGGTCAGAATGGCAAAATATTTTGCGGTCATGCGTTCACTCTCAGGTTATCAATCAAATGGATGGCCGAGGCCGGGTAATATTCACCGCCAACGACAATTTCCTCGGGGGTGTAGGGGTAAACGGTCAGCGCGTCGCCGTCGTAACATCCCGCGCCGACGTACAGCTCACCGGTTGCACTCAGGCTGATAGCCAGCCCGGTAAGGTGACGGCTTGCCGGTTTGGCGTCTTCAATCAGGCGCTCAAGCTCCTGATACATCTCATCAGTGATGCCGCTGTCGAGCACGCCGACAACAAGACGGAATGTGCCGGGCTCCTCGTTGAGCTGCCACCACTCGCGCACTTCAATCAGAAAGCCGAGCGGCTCGACTACCCGGCGCAATGCGCTGATGGTGCCTTTGTGTTGATGGACGAAAAACGAAGACGCGCAGACGCTGCGCTTTGTCGCCTCCGGCCACTTCTCATCCCACCGGTCGACCGACAGCGCCCACGCCAGATACGGCAGCAGGTTTACCGGGCAGGTGCGCCAGTTCCACAGGGTGCGCAGCGGTACCGGCACGCGCTGAATCTCAGAGAGCGCAGCAGCGGCAGCGACCTCCAGCAGCGACGAGCCAACGGGTAACAGCCGGTCACTCATCCGAGCCCCCGATAGTTATCTGGTACTCTGTACAGTTCGATGCCTGCGACTTACTCAGAACAATGTCGGCCTGCGGTGATGTCAGCTCGACGCGCTGCACCCCTTCAACATGCAGCGCCGCATAAATGGCTGACAGTCGAATATCACGTCCGAGACGGTGCTGCGCGCTGATGTAGCTCTGCAGCTTCTGCTCTGATGCCTGTCTGATGGGTTCAGATTCGGGGCCGGGGTAAACGTAGAGCGTCGCGTCAATCTGGTACGGCACAATCTCGGCTGACTGGACAGTCACCCGGTCAGCCACCGGGCGCACATCTTCGGCGTTCAGCGCTTTATCAACAATCGCCAGTAGTTCAGGGCTGGCAGTGCCGTCACCCTCGCGCGATAGCACGGTAATCGTCACGCAGGCTGGCGACGGACTTGCGACCGACACGTCTGCGACCCGCCCGTCGGCGCTGCGACCGTGATACTCATATGCGCCGACCGGCCCCGCCACGCTCAAGCCCTCAAACGCCTGTTGCGTGCGCAGACGCAGGTCGGTATCGGATTCCATAACGGCAGGTGTCGGCGGGATGGTGGTGTCATCCGCCGGGGTGATGGTCAGGCGTTCGGTATTGTTGTTCCCGGCCACGACGTCGAGGTCGTTACCGGCGGAGTAGGCCAGCGTCACTGCCTGCGCGGCTTCGTTCACCCGCTGACGCCAGATAACTTCACGGTAGGCGTTTTCCTGCAGCAGCTTAACAATCGGCTCTGACTCAAGCGCCAGTGTCCGGGCAATGGCCTCCTGCTGGTCTTCGGGATAGAGCGAAATCAGCGTTGCAATGCGTTCCGCAAGGATGGTTTCATAGTCCAGTTCCTCAACTACGTCGGGAACGGGTAACTGACTCAGGTCAACAGTTGCCATAGTGATTTAACTCAGTGAAACAGTGGTTGAAACTGACGCACCGGTATCGGTACGCATCCCGGTAATATCGACATACATTTCGCCAGCGTCGCCGGTCTCAAAGCTGATGGCGGTAAGCCGGATGCGCGGCTCCCACTTCTGGATAGCCGAATAGCACGCCACCATAATTTGCAGCCTGAGCGCCGGGTTTTGCGGCATATCAATCAGCGCCGACAGAAGCGAGCCATATTCACGACGCATCACCCGCGAGCCGACCGGCGTCAGCAGAATATCGCGCATGCTCTGGCTGATGTGCTCGGTGTCGCTGATGCCGAGGCCGGTATTTCGGTTCATACCCTGATAGCGCGCCATCATAACGGAGCCCCCGTTTGCCCGCCGCTGTCGCCGGGGTGTTTATGGGTGTGGAGTATCTTGCCGTTAGACGACAGTGACCCGCCGGTATGCTCGATGTTGCCTTTCATCGTGCCGCCCTTTTGCACCTCAAGCGTCGCCGTCGTCAGCTTATTGGTGCAAATCACCTCAGGGGTGTCGAGGGTGATACTGGTCGAGGCTTTCACCAGTACCAGCGGCACGGTTGCGGTGATGGACTCCGATGTTGTCACGTCGGCCGTTTTGATGCCGCTGACCGTCAGCGCACTGGTCTCGGGCTCGTACTCAATGACCGCACCATCAGGGAAAACCACATGCCACGCATCCTCCGAGGCAGAGGGGGCGGGGTTATCGTCGGAGAAAATACCCGGCAGCACGAAAGCGGTATCAAGCTCGCCACCGATTGCCAGCAGCAGAACCTGCTCACCGACCGAGGGAGCCCACCACGTCCGCGAACGACCGGCGCGGGTGGTCAGCCAGTTCAGCCATGTAGTCTGGATCCCGCCGCTTTGTACGCGGCACAGCCCCTGCACAGTATCGACCTCAGTCACCACGCCTGAGCGGATGAGGTTGCGAATGGCACGTGCTAACTCTTGAATGGTGTTTAATGTGTTCATGAACAAAGAATGCCGATTGTTAAAGCCAAGAGCAAAACGATTCAGCTGTATGCTCTTCTACACAATTCGGTGTGCATTCATGTATCATTTGAGTGTTGACTCATTCGAAAATCACACAAAACATATGGCAGGTAGTAATGAAAAGAACTTCATCTTTTAGGCGTACAATAAGCAATATGAAATATATTATAGGTATCTTTTTTTTATACTCCGGGCTTATAGTAGGGTTGTCTGTTTATAATGATAACTACAACTCAAAATTCATGGAGAATTTTCTTGTTAATGCAAATTCTTCAATTTTAGACTTTCTTGTTTTGGGTGTGATCCTTTACTATTTTGAAAATAAAAGGCAAAATAAAGATGCTATTCACGAACTAATTGAAGATCTTGAAAATCTGGCAAAGCATTCTTCTGCAGAACTGAATATTATGAAGATAAAAATCATACGTCAGTTAAATGCCAAAGGAATATATAACATTCAAGTTCCAAGGATTGAACTTGATAAAATGTCCACTATCAAATACTTACATTTTAAAGACGCTGACTTAACCGGCTTGAATATGAGCGAATCATACATTAGAGATTGTTCTTTCGATAATTGCACAATTCAAGCTCTAAATATTACAGGCAATAGAGTTAAGAGTGTTAAATTCAAAAACTGCAAGCTAAGAAATATTAAGGCATTTAATACACGTTTTCAAAATGTTACTTTCGAAAACTGCAGTTTTGAAGGGGGGTATTTTACAGATAGCGAAATGAAAAGCTGCATATTAAAAGGATGTGATTTTAAATCCGTTACTTATGAAGGGGCTAACATGCGGAATGCAAATCTATTAAATTCAATTAACATTAGCGTTAAAGAACTTGTTAAAGCAAAAAACATAGATTATTTAATTTGTGATGAGCAAATTAAAAATGAAATAAGAAAGGAAAACCCAGCAATAAAAATATCGAGAGGAATAATACGAGGTTAGGGAATCGAACCCAACTCAGTGGGCACGCCCACCTAGACACCAGTCTACCTCTATCGCTGAGATATATAGTAATTCTCAGCGAATCCAAAGTCAATGGCGTTGACATAAAGCATCCATAATTAAACTCTCAACTTTTTGTAAGTCTGATGAAGAGTATCCGAGCAACGGGCGCGCCTCGTACTGCACATCCCGGCTGTTGCGGTTTGGTCTGTCTTTGAGCCCATACTGATGCACCCGCGCCATGCGCTGCACCTTGCCGGTAAACTCCACCACCGCCGCACTGTCGCTGCCTTTGGCTTTCATAAAGCGACTGGTGCGCAGTTTGGCGAACATTTCACGTTTAATCCGACCTTTCTTGCTCCGCACCGGCTGGCGCTTTCGTGCCGCATACGGGGTGCCGTCGGGTGCCTGCTGGCGCTTGATACGCTGTTGCTGACTGGTACGCAGCTTTTTCGCAATCTCAGCCGCCATTTGCCGACGCGCCGCCGGTGACAGGCTGGCAATCAGACCGGCAAGGCGTTCCTGCAGTGCGGTTAACTCACTCATCCCACTTACTCACCAGTTCGCCGTTAACGTACAGCTCGACCGGGCGCGTCACCGGCTCAGGCAGCGGCGGCTCAGGGGCATAGCTGACATGCAGCGCGCCGTCGACCTCTTTGACGAGCGTGCGCTCGGTGAGCCTCAGGCTGATACTGATATCGAGCGAATCGTCGTTATTGATATCAATAATCCAGGTGAATCCTTTTTCCCGTCCGTCGTCGGTGGTCATAATGTCCGGCTGATGTTCGCGCAGCCACGCCTGCACCGGCACGAATATCAAATCAAGGTCGCCGGTGAAGTCGGTCACCACCACGTTAAGCACGTACACTTTTTCAAACGACAGCGAGCTCGCCAATCGGGAATCGGTATGGCCGTTGTCGGCAAAAAGGCGCAGCATATCGGGGTTGTTTCGGAGCTGCGGCACGGCGTTAATCAGCGCTTTGCGCAGGCTTTTGTGCTTCTGCATCGAGTTCATCCTGACAGTGTTTGACGGTTTTGACCTGTAGCGCGCAGGCGATCAGCGCGCCCTCAAGGCGGCGGATATCTGCGCTCAGGTCACCATTGGTTTTCGGGTCACTTCCCGGCATCGGGCAAAGGCTCACTCTCGGGCATCCGTTGACCACAATCACCGGCGCTGGCGCAGGCGGTGCGGATGTGCAACCGACGCACAACATCAGGTAAAGCAGCGTTATACCAGCGGCGAAAGGCTTCATTTTCATTAAGTAACCTCGTTATTGTCTGCTCGCGGCGGCTGGCTTCCTCGCTGGCCTTTGCGAGTTGCTCACGCAGTGCCACCTGCGCAGATTCATTACGTCTGGCAAGCTGACCGGCAACACTGAGCTGATTTTTCAGCATGCCAATCGTCGTCTTTTGTTCGCTCGCGACGCGGTTTGCTGTCTCAAAGGAACGGGATAAATTGCCGTTCTCATGGCGCAACCACAACATCCCGAGCACAGTCAGCACCAGAAGTGTAATCAGGATTTTCATTCCATTACCCCGCCAGCGGTGCGCCATACGGTGACCAGTTTGTCGAGGCTGTGCTCACGTTGGCCGTAACCGGCACCCGGTAACGACGCCCAGATATTGCGGCACCGTGAAATTGCCCGCTCAATACGCCCCGCCTTAATATCCTCAATGGCACCGCGTTCGCGGATTAACTGAATCGCAAGTTTGTCCTGCGACAACGGGCTGAAATCAGGCAATGCGAGTTGTTTCTGATAGTGCGGCCAGTAGAGATAAAGCTGCTGGTAACGCCCTGATGCCGTGGATTTTTCGCCGCGTCGATTAAACACTTTCGCTGGTCTGCCATGTGCGAAAGGGTGGTCGGTGTAGTCGGTGAAAATTTCCGGCTTGCCATCAAGGCCAGTGACAATGACGTCGTAACCACGATTTTTCGTCAGCGGATGCGTCGCCGTCCCTTCGGAATAGGCCAGCATGTCCAGAAATGCGGCGATATTCTGGTGAGTATTAATGACCGGCATCGCTATCCCCCTGTTGTGACTTAAAGCGGCGCTGAATGGCGATTTCCACCACCTGATAACCTGCAATGCCGAGCATGGATCCAATCCCACAAACGGCAGGCAGTGACATATCTGGAAACTGCACCAGAACAACACCGGCGACCATTGAAACAAAACCGCCGAGCAGCATGCGGCCGATAAACAGGCGCGGGGTAATGGGCTCACCACCCGCCAGCACTTTTCCGACAACAATCATCACGCCAATCACAAACAGTGACAGGACGCCTTTTTCCCCTTCTGTCATGGTTTACTCCCAAAGGTTGATAGTTTCTGTTACGGGTGACGATGCCACGTCGGGCAGGTCAATCGCCGTGCCATGCGGCAGAATGACGCCCAGCTCAGACAGACCGGGATTAGCCTGCAGCACCGTCTCGACCACGCCCTCAGTGCGCCCGTAATACCGGGCGCAAAGCGCGTCGAGGGTGTCGCCCTGCATCGCGTAGACTTTCATCAGAGCTGACCCACGATGCAGCGCGGCTTGTCCTGCAGACGCGAGACCGACCAGCGCATATCCCGCCACAGGTCATCAATGGTGGTTTCGACGCTGTCGGCTTTTTTGTCACCCTTGCCCGTGGCCTCAACCCCGCGATAACGCTCATACAGGGTGGCGGTCGCCATCGCCGTCACGGCGCTGAGGTAGTGGAAAACGCGCACATTCTCGCCGTCGATTTCCTCGGCGTCAGGCACGTCGGCCAGTGTCTTAAACCCTGCGGCAATCTGGCGCAGCCGGTAGTCGTAAAGCTCCGCATTGGTTTCCGCCATGCCGGTCTTGATGGCGTTGCGCAGGCGCGCATCGGAAACCGTCTGCTCAAGGCGCATCAGTTCGCGCACCCGCTTCGGATCCACATCAGGGAAAAAGAACGTGTTTTTAATCACTGCGTCGCCCGTCTCCGGTGCGGGAATCACCACGCCCGGTACGTCCTGCGGTTCGTCGGGCTGATTCAGTATTACTGTCGTCATGACAACCTCATTAGGTTGGGCGGTGGACGCCGGTCGCCGTCAGGGTCAAAACCCACTTTGACCGGCGTGCCGCCCGGCTCGGGGAGCGTTCAGTTAACCGGCGGTTTTTACCGCCTTTGGTGGACGCCCGCGCTTTGCCGCCGGTTTGTTGGCAGGTTTGCGCGTGCGCGGTTTAGTCGTTTTACGGGATGCTGCCTCTGGCTTTGGCTTCGATGCGCGCTCCAGCCGCTCAATCTCTTTGCGCACACCGGCATTGCGGTCGAGCTGCATCGCGCGCTGAAACTGTGCCAGCGCTTCGGCGCTCTGACCGGCATCGCGCAGGGTTAGACCGGTCACCTTATGCAGTCGAGCGCGCACCATATCGGGAACGTCAGCGCCGTCGGTCAGGCTAAGGGTGGTCAGCAGTAATGCGAGGTCGACAGGCTCACCGGCATCGCGCAGGCGCAGCGCGGCAAGCGCCACCTCCTCAATCAGCATGTAAGGTGTCGTGCGGCGATAGTCAGAGGTGAGGCCGTACTTCAGCGCGTAGGGCGCAATTTCCAGCGCGCCAGCGATATCACCGGCATCGAGACGCCACAGCATGACGGTCATCAGAATGTCATCCTGCGCACCACGCCCATCAGCCAGCACACCGGCGACCCACGGCGCATAGAACGGCAGCAGCTCACGCTTTTTCGCGGCTTTCAGTTCGTTTGAACGGATGGTTTTCAACGTGCGGCGGTCATCGGCCAGCTTTACCAGCATCTGCTCGTAGGCGGTTGCATGGCGCAGCGGGGCTTGTTCCCGCTGCGCGGCTTGAGAGGCCGAGACCCGCATCATGTGACGCTGTGCGGGGCTCGTCATGGGCTTACTCTCCGCTTTCCGGTGCTGCAGGTGCGGTGAAATCGCCCAGGGTGATGTTTTCCAGCAGACACCCGGCGGCATACGCCTCGACCACATAGTCGATATTCATTGACTCGTAGTTTTCCACGCGGTCTTTTTTCGGGTTTTCATCAATGCTGCGGCGGTGGCTCTCATCCATGAAATAGATAGAGAGGTTTTCCAGCGTTGTCACTAACACGGCATTCGCCGGGAAGTACGGCACACGCACAGCAGGCAGGTTGCCGATTCGCTTCTGGCTGATGATGATATCTGCCGCGAGCGCTTCGCTGTTTTCTTGCGGCTTGTTCACCAGCGGGAAATATTTGTCGGCCAGCAGCTTACGGCCAACGATGGCAACGAGTTTCGGGTCATCCTGATAAACCTCGTCAATCAGGTTGTTGGTAGCATCCATTACCAGCGCGTCGAGGTTCTCATAGTCGCCGTTTTTACCGACGCGAATCACTGCCGAAACGACCTTACCGTCAGCATCGGTGATATTGCTCATCACACGCGTCGGGGCTTCGTTGCGGTATTTCTGCAGCCAGCCGACGGCTACATCCTGCAGCATCGGATTTTTGGCGCGGTCAGAGGTGGCGGCGCGGGTGGTACCGTTAAAACCGGCCATGATGAAATCGAGCGCCTGACGCTTAACAATGGCGTCACGGATGCGGCGCTGAAAGTCCTGAAAACGCGCCCACAGGTCGAGGGTTTTGTATTTCAGATGGAAATCAAAGTTAATCTGGTCGCACTCGTACTTGTTGGACTCAAGCGCGGTGAAGTCTGCGGTTTTACGCTCATCATCACCCGAGGTGTCGGTCGTGCTGGCGATAGTACCGGTCACACCGACGCCGATTTTCTCCCCCTTCATTTCTGTGACCGGCAGAATATTAATCGTCTGCAGAAACGCGGATGACTCCTGCACTTTGTTCATCAGCGTTTGCGTGACGGACGGCTCGACGGTGAACTTTTTACTGACGTCATCAGTGTTGATGCCGTTCAGCTCAGCGACGCGGGTCAGATAGGCATTGAACTTAAAACGGGTTTCCGGGCGCATAGTATTTCCTGTTTGAATTAATCGGTTAGTCACAGCATCGGGCGGGGTTACCGCCCGGTTTCGGTCTGCGGTTTATCAGCAGTCGGTCAGCAGCTCATCACCGCCACCGCCGCTGGCTTTTGTGCGTCGCGGCTGGCTGAAACTTTCGGTTTTGTCGAGGGTGGTTTTCAGTGCGGAAAATGCCTGGCTGGTTTCTTCAACCTTGCCGGTCAGTTCCTGTTTGAAAGTGGCAAACGCGGTTTCCATATCGGAAAGGCGTTTATCCTGCACGGTCAGATTGGTCTGCACATGCTCGCTGACGGTGGTCACCGCTTCATGCACATCATTCAGGCGCGCATCGTCGCTGACCTGCTTACGGCTGAAAATGGCTTTCACCTTATCGGCCAGGCTGTTGAGCACCGTGTCGGGAACGTCTTCAAACTCCAGTTCTGCCAGCGTGGCAGCGGAAAAGACGTTTTCAGGGTTGGCCTTAAAGCGCTGCAAAGGGTTGTGCTTCGCGTTGCGGCAGAATTCGAGGTATTCAGTGCCGAGGCTCGCCGGGTCATCTGTGACGGCCAGACCAACGAGGTAGCATTTGCCGGTATTGGCAAAATTCGGCTGGATTTCCATTGAGGTGTAGACCTTCTGCGCAGCTTTATTCATCGCAATAAGGTCCTCGGTCGGGGTGATTTTAGCGAACAACGCCCATTTGCCGTTAAGCGCAGAATCGTCGTCAATCTTCTCGGCTTTCAGCTCGACCACATCGCCTAAGCGTTTGAAATCGCCATCGGGAAAGAGGCCGCGAATATGCTCAAGGTTAATGCGGCAACCGTAGACACGAGGGTCAAACGATTCTGCCATTTCCTGAATATCGTTACCGCTGATAATGCGGCCATCGCAGGTGTCACCCTCGACGCCGATGCGAAAGAATTTTGAGACTTTTTTTGCCATTGTCAGGAGTCCTGAGGTTGGGGTTACTGGTCAACGCCAGTTTCCAGACTCCAGGCACACGAGACCACTAACGACGGCTGGGTAATCTCCCACACAACAGCACCTTAGCGAATCACTGACGGCCATTAAGTAGCCTTGCCCTGAATCCACTACGGCGAGGTATCAATGACCATTTCCACCGATACAACCTTGTTGCATGACCCGCGACGCCAGGCATCGCTGCTTTACTGGCAGGGGTTTTCCGTGCCACAGATTGCCGAAATGCTGCAGGTCAAGCGCCCGACCGTGCAGAGCTGGAAGCAGCGCGACGGCTGGGACGGCATCGCGCCGATTTCCCGCGTTGAAAGCAGCCTTGAGGCCAGGCTGATTCAGCTCATCGCCAAGCCGCAAAAGACAGGGGGTGATTTCAAAGAGATTGACCTGCTCGGACGGCAGATTGAACGGTTGGCGCGAGTCAACCGCTACAGCCAGACCGGCAACGAAGCCGACCTTAACCCCAACGTCGCCAACCGCAACAAAGGGGAGCGCAAAAAGCCGAAAAAGAATTTTTTCAGCGACGAGGCTATCGATAAACTAGAGGAATTATTTTTCGACCAGTCTTTCGAGTACCAGTTGCAGTGGTACCGCGCAGGACTGGAGCACCGTATTCGTGACATTCTCAAATCCCGCCAGATTGGCGCGACATTCTATTTCTCCCGCGAGGCACTGCTGCGCGCACTCAAAACCGGCCATAACCAGATATTTTTATCAGCCAGTAAAACGCAGGCTTACGTGTTCCGCGAATACATCATCCAGTTTGCGCGACTGGTCGACGTTGACCTGACTGGCGACCCGATTGTCATCGGTAACAACGGCGCAAAACTGATTTTTCTCGGTACCAATTCCAACACCGCGCAGAGCCATAACGGCGATCTGTATGTCGATGAAATATTCTGGATCCCGAATTTTCAGAAACTGCGCAAAGTCGCCTCGGGCATGGCCTCGCAAAAGCACCTGCGCTCGACCTATTTTTCGACACCTTCCACGCTGGCGCACGGCGCTTACCCCTTCTGGTCTGGCGAGCTGTTCAACAAGGGGCGCAGCCGGATTGCCGACCGCATCGAAATCGACATCAGTCACAGCGCGCTCGCCGGTGGCCAGCTCTGCGACGATGGCCAGTGGCGGCAGATTGTCACCATTGAGGACGCCCTTGCGGGTGGCTGCACCCTGTTCGACCTCGACCAGCTCAAACGCGAAAACAGTGATGAGGACTTTAAGAACCTGTTTATGTGCGAGTTTGTCGACGATAAAGCGTCGGTATTCCCGTTCGAGGAGCTGCAGCGCTGCATGGTCGATGTGATGGAGGAATGGGAGGACTTTGCCCCGTTCGCCGACCATCCGTTCGGCTCTCGTCCTGTCTGGATTGGCTACGACCCGTCACACACCGGCGACAGTGCCGGGTGCGTCGTGCTCGCGCCGCCGGTGGTCTCTGGTGGCAAGTTCCGCATGCTGGAGCGCCACCAGTGGAAGGGCATGGATTTTGCAGCACAGGCAGAGGGCATCCGCAAGCTGACCGAGAAATACAACGTCGAATACATCGGCATTGACGCAACCGGCCTCGGTCTCGGCGTGTTCCAGCTGGTGCGCTCATTTTACCCGGCGGCACGCGGCATCCGTTACACACCTGAAATGAAAACTGCAATGGTACTCAAGGCGAAAGACACCATTCGCCGTGGCTGTCTGGAGTACGACGCCGGAGCAACCGACGTCACGCAGTCGTTTATGTCGATTCGCAAAACCATGACCAGCAGCGGGCGCAGCGCCACCTACGAGGCCAGCCGTACCGAGGAAGCCAGTCACGCCGATATCGCATGGGCGACCATGCACGCCCTGTTAAACGAACCTCTTTCCGCCGGTAGCGGCATGCATTCAACGACAATTCTGGATATTAACTGACATGAAAAAGCAACTGAAGATACCCACCACAACGACCGTTAGCGCACCGCAAAAAATGGAGGCGTTCACCTTTGGCGAGCCCTCTGCCGTTCTGGATCGTCGCGATATCCTCGATTATGTCGAGTGCATCAATAACGGTAAGTGGTACGAGCCGCCGGTCAACTTCTCTGGTCTGGCAAAAAGCCTGCGCGCCGCCGTTCATCACAGCTCGCCGATTTACGTGAAACGTAACATTCTGGCGAGCACCTACATCCCGCACCCGCTGCTGTCGCGTCAGGATTTCAGCCGCCTCGTGCTGGATTATCTGGTCTTTGCGAACGGTTATCTTGAGAAGCGCATGAGTGTTACCGGTCACCTTTTAAAACTGGAAACATCGCCAGCTAAATATACCCGTCGTGGCGTTGAGGATGGTGTTTACTGGTACGTGTCGAGCTTTAACAACCCACATCAGTTCGCACCCGGCTCGGTGTTTCATCTGCTGGAGCCTGACATTAATCAGGAGCTTTACGGTATGCCTGAATATCTGAGCGCACTCAATTCCGCCTGGCTGAATGAATCCGCCACCCTGTTTCGTCGCAAGTATTACCAGAATGGCGCGCACGCGGGTTACATCATGTACGTCACCGACGCTGCCCAAAGCAGCACCGACGTCGAGTCACTGCGTTCTGCGATGCGTGATTCAAAGGGACTCGGGAATTTTAAAAACCTGTTTTTCTACGCACCGAACGGGAAACCGGATGGTATCAAGATTGTGCCGCTGAGTGAGGTTGCCACGAAAGATGACTTTTTCAATATTAAAAAGGTGAGCGCCGCTGACCTGCTCGATGCGCACCGCGTGCCGTTCCAGTTGATGGGGGGCAAGCCTGAAAACATCGCATCGCTCGGGGATGTTGAGAGGGTAGCAAAGGTGTTTGTTCGCAACGAGTTAACACCGTTGCAGGAGCGATTCAAAGAAATTAATGACTGGCTGGGGGTGAAGGTAATAAGCTTTAAAGATTACACAATCGGATAAATATCGATATAGAAAAGCCGCTTGTTAGCGGCTTCAACCGATCGCCATGAATTGACTGTAAATTTTCACAATTAAATTTTATACATTTCAACGAATTCCCTAACTCCTTCCTTGTCAAGAATTTTTGTTGCCTTAATGTATTTGATTGCGTACCAATCATAATGCAAACTCAAGATTGCAATGATGCTAATTACTTTAATATCAGTAAGATTAATCAACGTTTCATACATTTCATCTCTCTCGCTTTTTGTAAGTGTATTGGCATCGACTAATTTGAGAATGAGATAGAAACGTCTTACTAATGAAAAAAATGATCCATCATCATCCAAACTATCTAACCAATGGAATACACGCTCCTTGCTAACTCCAGCCTCTTTGAGGGGTAACAAACAATCTTCAATGAATGTTACTGCTGCTCCACCACTCAATATTTCATCTGTTTTTTCTAACTGTTCATCAACATTTTGCTCATCATCATCCTGTTGTGATATACATATTTTAAAACGACTGAAGTTTTCCTCCTGCGATTCAATCAAGCGAAAGAATCGTAGCTCAAATTTTTTATATTCCTCTAGCTTCTCTTGTCTTTTTATTTCATTGGTTAAGCTTTCATTAGATTCGCGCTGTAACCCTATTGAGTTAATAAGTAGATATATGGTTATAAAACTTAAAATGGGGTTGACCACCCCACCTACGTAGTCGCCAAACTGTCCCCAAACTTCAGTTTTTTGGGAGAGGCTTCCGTCTATGCCAAAATGAAGATAGTACGCTGCCCAAGCAGCAGCTAGTATCAACCCACATATGCACTTAATTCTATTCATACTTATTCCAATACACGCACAGAGTGTACTGCATATTTTACAGTCTCACCGCTCATAATTACAACCCTACTGACAGTCATACTAAGATATATGTAATTATCGGATCTTCCATTATTATTATGTAGATTCAAAGAAATCATTCTTTTCTGTGCGGACGGAACCATTCCTAATTGGTTGGCAAAACCAAAAGCAACAGTCTCGTCCTCATCTTGTAGCACTAAACGGCCATTACCTGTACGAGAGTTGAATCTTGTAACCATTGCAATTATATTAAATCTTTCCCTTTCAACCGTTGTGTGAGTTAGATTTGCTGCAGTCCTAGTATTTAAAGTCACTATTTTTCTTTGTCTACCATCAGGTTTAAAATTGAAATCAATATCCCAGTTGCGACGGTAATTAATTTTGTGCATGCGTATTAAAGGATTCCGAATACGGCTTATAATTTCATCTTCAAGATATTCAAGCTCTTCAATATAATGTCTGGCTCGTGCTGATAAAGCCGGAGGTTGTATATACATAGCTTCAGATATGTAAAATCCCATAATTTCCGCAAGTACAGGGTTGGTTATTTCAACTAAACGAGCTTTTAATATTGGGTCATCTATAGCTAACGCAAAGTTTTGTCCATAAGAACTCGGGAAGCTCTGATGTAAAACTGCTCGCGCTTTATTAGCAGGACTTCTTCTTTTAACGACTTTTTTTTGTAGGATTGCTTCTGCTAGTAAACAGGTAACTTCCGATGCTCCGCCTAACGTTTCCAGCGCATAATCCATATCAACGGGCTGATCACCACTCCTGATAACCACATCGTAATTCACAACACCAGTCATAAAAACCCTTATTCATCAAAAAAGAGATTCGGCAAATTCTGATTGTATAAAGTTTGCAGTTCATAAGCACACTATTTTCTTCAAAGTAAGCAATCGTTTATGATCCAGCGCGCAATACTTTCCCCGCCACGCCTGCCCGCTTTACGGGGCGGTTTTAATGCAGTTGCATGAACTCTCGGGATCCGCGCCAGCTCTGGCGGCGCACGGTCAGAACGGGCAACCCCTGCGAATGCAAAACCATGCACCTGTTGCATGCACGGCTAAAACGGGGAAATCGCGGAAAAATGGCATAAAAAACCGGCATTCACGGTGCCGGTTTGGGGCTGGTTTTGGCGCGATTACTGGCCGCGTAATGCGCCAATAACACTATTGAGGCACATGCTGTCAAAAATCAGCAGAAAAATCGTCGTCCACCGATTTTCATAAACGAGAGATAACATATTGATATAGATCATTTTATTTGTGCATTCTGATGTGGTTTAACAGGTGTTTGATAACGACCGTAAGCTCATCTTTACTGGCTTGCTCGACCATTTTTTCGGTGTAGCTTTCCACCTCACGAGAACTCAGGTCGTTATTTGAAGCCATTACGGTCAGCTTTTTTGCCCAATCGGCAAACGGGTCTATCGATGAAAGGGAATTATGCATGTCCAAAAACCTCGAATTATTTAATCAGCAGACGGCGGAAATTTTTGCGGTGTTATGGGATAACTTCCCGGTGCCGCAGGTCATCACCTACGAAAAATTTAACGCCGCGCTACCTGATGACTACTTTGACCAACTTAACTCACCGGAAATGAAAGCACTGAATCAGTTGCGTAGTGTGGTTGAGGGTACATTCACTTTTCTCAGTGAAAACGGCTACATCCAGTATGAAACAGACAATCAGACTTATTTTCGGGATGTGCGCCTGACCGAGAAAGCACTCGCCGTGCTCAACAAAAAGCCCGAGGCACTCGGCGGTAATGAAACGCTGGGCGATAAGATTATCAGTGCGGTGAAAGACGGGACACCCGGAGTTATTGCCGGTGCGGTGACAAACCTGCTTTCGCTCGGTGTCAATCAGGTAACCAACTAACGCCTCGCGTGGCTCGTTGTTCAACCCCGTCAGCACTGAAAGCGAGTTTCAGCGCTTGACGACGTTTGCTATCGTCGACGTGGTGGGGGGGCGTATTGTGTCGGCCTGCTGATGCTATCCAGCTTGCCGTAATTATCCCTGACTATTTCGGCACACCCGACCAGCTCTGTGGGTGTCAAATTCTCATTGACCATTATCTGCTGCAGACGATGAACGATGGCCATCAGTTTGATGCTTTTAGTTTTGTGATGCGGAATTTCACCTGGTAGTCGATGCATATTATCACCCTCAATGAATTTTAATCAGTGCCGTCAAAACGCCACTATAAAACTATCTCAGGTCATGCCTCATTAATCATGGGCGTGTCATCAATAGCACATTGAGAAATTTTGAAAGGCAGGACTTAAGCCTCGTGGGCTCGTTACTCAACCCCGCCGACGCAAAAAGCTAGTTTTTGCGCCAGCACGGTTATTATGTTTAACGCCAGCTATCGTCTTCCCACATCTCTTGTAATATGCTGCCTAATGTTTCTCTGTCCGCCTCTTTATCGAATCCGATAGCCTCTACACTAGTCATTGACCCTTTCTTAACGTTAACTTTTGTTGCAGGAAAACGCATTGTACTCGATGTGTTATTTCATTCTGAAAAGCATCAATGATCTGTTGCCCTAATTTTTTGTTCTTTATCCAACGTGATATTGATTCTCATAATCTAATCAGCCTTATAAAAATTATCATCTTCGGTTTCGTTATTTTCGCTGTTTGCTAGGTCTGCAATGAGAGTGAGCGCGAGCTTTAAGTCTGATGGCTTGCAGTTTGCAATCAGAGATACCTCGGCAATAAATTGCACACAAGCCCACTTTTGCTGCGTTCGGCTGCAATGTTCGCCAACCATGAAATCCCTCCCACAGGGTTACTGTATATTTATACAGTAACACGTATTGGCAAAAAATGGGAAGAAAAAAAACGAATAGAGCGATTGCCGTATGTGCATGATATGGATATGAATTACTCATGTGTTGGTTTTGATGATTCAGCCATCGCCGCAACACGATTAAGGATTTTCCGAGCTTTAGCCTCATGCGATGGTGCTGCGGAAAATATTTCCCCTTTGGCCGTTCCGCGTAGCCATTTGCCATCAAAACAACTTTTACCACCGGCCATCAGGTGCAGGGCTTCGCTCCGGCTGATTGTAATGCCGGTTGTCAGTTGTATCTCGTCGATAGTTTTAGCTATAGCTGCGTTTTGCTCATCCGTTCCGTGGCTGAACTTTCGCCGTATTGCTGATTTTTGCTTCCTGAGTCGGTTGGTTAGCTCTCGTCTTTCGCGTCGACTCAGGGGCTTTGTCAAATCCAGTACCGGTGGAGCGTTTTCGCTTCCCGTACAGTTATTGACAGAACTCCGAGGGACGGCTTTGCCGTCCTGAAGGTCAACGGCCAAATCAACAGCATGCTTCGGAACAATCTTCCACTGAGTGAGCCGGGTTAAAATCGGGCTACCTGCACCTATGGAGGAATCGTAGACCCCCTTAATACATACCGTTTCCTCACCGTACTGATTAAGCTCGGTACGTGGTTCATACAGTGTGCGCACCTGTAAATCATCGCGACGGACAAACGGTCCACCCTGCGCATTAACATAACCAGCCCAGTCACCAGCGTCGGCGGCATCATGGACGGCGGCAAACTCAACGCTCAGTCCGTGCGCGGTTTCGGTATCAGCGAGGCGACGCAACTCACGGTAAACCGTCACCGGCGCACCACCGATAAACTGAAACTGACGGATGTGCCAGCGCGAAGCCCATGCTGAAACGGCGGGGGCTGTCTCTTTCAGCAGTTCACCGCTTTCATCATCGGTTTCACCATCGAGAGCATAACCGTCGATATTTTTTGATATGTATTTAGCAACATAGCCGGTTGCGCTGCCTTTCTCCGGGTCAATGGACTCGGCGTGGAAACGTGCTTTTTTTGCCTTATCGCTTTTCAGTTCGCGGCGGTCTTCTTTCCACGCGTATTTACGGACGATGGAGCGAACATATTCAACATCTTCCGGCAGCATGAACATCAGCATGTGCCAGTGTGGAGTACCGTCGTGATGGGGCTCGGCGACACGAATACCGAAAATACGGACATCTTCCCGATGCAGTTTGGCACGGATACGCGCCCAGATATCAGTTAGATAGTTTTGCGTGTCAGCCGGGCTGGCACCGCTCCATTTGCTGTTACGGTAACCGGCTTTAGTCGTGGCGTGATATTTCGACGGCGCGGTCAGAGTGTAAAACTCACCGACATAACCGAGCTCATTACAGATGTTTTCAAACCCACGAATGCGAGTCATGAGCTCACAGCGGCGAATCGCAGGGTTAGCAACTGAGCCATCATATTTTTCAATCAGGCTGATACGGTTGCCGTCTTCGTCTTCGAGATCCAGACCTTTGAGAAATTCACGAGTTCGGCGCTTTTGTTCACGCCAGTCAGTCACGCAGTTTTTACTCGCATAGGTGTTTTTTTTCTTGCTGACGTTGCCGACTGCAATTTGCAGGTGTTCGCGCCACGTAGCTGCAACCCGGCGCAAACGACCACGCCACCACCCATCGTTAAACATCTTGGCGATAGCCGGTGCGATTTCATCCGCGCCAACATATTTTTTTGCAACCCGATCCCAATGGGGGGGGATAACGTTGAACTGGAGGGAAATAAAGCCAGCACGATTATACCAGGTGTACAGCGTTTTAAGCTCGCCGAATCCGTGGTCATTAATGTTGGCAAGTTCACCACGAATGAAATTAGCAATATCGGCGGCCAACAGGTCAACATCAGCGCGCGACATATCCGGGAGGCGGTTATATCGGGCGACCATATTAACCATGCGTGACGCCAGATATTGCATAAGCTGGGTATCAAAATGACTTCCAAAAACAGAGGTTGATACCTTGCTGTTGATACCCGCGCATTCGTATTTTTTTGCGACCAATTCAAGACGCGGCAATGCCTTTTTGCAGAAGCTGATCAAAAAGGCATTGGCTCGTTGAATGCCCTGATTTTGCTCCAGCACTGCCGCAGTGCGATAAACATCTAACCGCACGCAGTCGGGCTGGAGAGAAAGCACCTTTTTAGCATGCAGCATCGCCGCGAACATACGGTCGCGGCGATGCTGTTGCTTATAAGTAAGGTATGGGCTGGCTATAGCCGATCGTGGAGCATTCCACGGATAAGCGAATTGAACAGCCAATTTATACCCCCCGATAGTGTTTGTTTTTTAGCTCTGCGATTTGCTGACAAGTCACGCAAAATGCCACCCCCTGAATTGCAGCACGGCGAGCTTCCGGGATTGGTGAGTCACATTCTTCGCAGAGGAAAGGAGAGGACGCTGCTATACGGCTGCGCGCGTTGCTGATGTGGCGCTCGCGGTCTTCCTGCTCGCGCAGTTGTGCTAAATCCATTGCGTCGGCCATTAGTGCAGCTCCTGTGATTCGTTTTCGTAGCGGGTGGCCTCACGGCGCAGCAGTTCAGCGGCTTCGGTGCCGTTCATGCCCTCTTTAGTGATATGGATAGCCAGCGCCTCAAGACGGATTGAAACGGCGAGTGCGCGGTCTTTGCGTTCTTCTTTTTTTGCATCTGTCAGCAGCACGGCCAGCGTGTCACTATCAGTATTAAAACTACGGGGTTCGGTATTACGCATAACTAACTCTCCTGATTTTGGGCAATAAAATGCCCGGCGGGTTTACGCCATTAATTTCTGTTTTGGTTAATTCGGCATGGTTAGCCGTTTGGGAAATAAGCTCACTACTGCACGAAAATGATTCATCGCTGTAATAAGCGCTTTTTTCTCGTCAGTAGTCAGCTCACTTAATTCGAGCTCATGACGAGCCGCCGGTATTTTTGCCAGAAAGAAAATAGCGGCCAGCGCCCGATTATTTTCTTCAAATTGAGAGTCACGTTTATCGCGCATATCATCGACAAAGCGCTCAACCTCTTTCCAACTATCGCCCCAATATCTCGCGCGCAATTCAGCTACATGATTGAGACCGGCCAGACGTTCACCCGCTTTTAGCGGAATAGTCGCGGAAACAGCTTCGATAGCCATGATTCCCCCAGCTTTTGAGTAGAGAGGCCAGCCAGTAAATCAGACTGAGAGCGGCACGGGTGCCAGCGCTTACCATCTTTACCCGCGATCCAGCCGTGACCGTAATGCATACCTGGATTTTGTTTAACGAGCAGAGATGCGAATGAGGGTTCATTTTTCAGCATAAACACCTCATACCAAACCAAATGTTGCGCCGATGCCGGTCATGGTATCAACCACGCTCGACATTGCCGGGTTAGCCTGTAGACGCGCCTGTAACGCCAGCGCCGACAGAGACAACATGCGGATGCCTGCATTAACACTCTCAACCATGCTGTGTTTGCGGTCAGAGGTCATACGTTCATTTGATACCGCACCGCTCGCCAGTTCGCCGAGTTCACTCATTGCGCGCATCACATAAGACTGCAATTTCTCTTTAGCCAGCTCATTAACCGGCACGCATGGCAGACAATGTATTTGCGCCAGAAAGCCATCAACGAGGGTTGAGTCTTCGGTCAGGTCAGTCAGCAGCCACAATTCAGGCGGTGTGAATTGGTGAGGCTGTTCTGGGTTGAGCTTGTTACGTAACGTTTGAACGTTCATACCCGCACGCTCGGCCAGCTTCGCCATGTTGTGACGCTGCGCAAAAGCCCGGCACGCTTCGTCATAGTGAGGATGTTTAGAAATCTGAAAATCAAACATGGTTAAATTCCCTCTAACTTGCATAATCAAATTCAGTTAAGAGCGATGCGGTGGTCGATGTAGCGACAATCAATCGCTTGCTGGGTTAGTTTGTCGCGCCATGCTTTCACGTTTACGAGGGTGCGGCTTCGTTTTCCAGCCTCTTCCTTGTTGGAAAAGTCTTTAGTTGGAGCTTTGAGGAGGATTCCCTCATCAAGCCATTGCCAGACCAGACGCTCGCTTACACCGCGAGTGGCGGCAAAGTCTTTCACTGTCATTGTGTCTGACATAGCGGAGCGGATCATTGTCTGCAGAGCTGGCAGCATAGCGGTAACGATGGCATCAAACTGAGCCGGATCTAACAGCACAGTTTGATTTTGTGAGTTTTGCGAATCATGCGTCGAGATTGATTTTGCATCTGACATATCGCATTATCTCCTGTTGTTTGTAGTGAACTGCATTGATGTGCATCGTGGTTGATAATCATCACTTTAGTTCGCGAAATTTAATTTTGCAATGGCGAAAATTAATTTTGGTGGCGATACATGGCTAAATTTGGAGATGGTGCGGCTCCGGCTATCGAAAGAATCCTTTCGGCTTATGGACTTAGCTCGCAAAAAGAACTTGGCGAAAAACTTGGTATTTATGCCAACAACATAAGCAGTTGGCTTGCCAGAGATAGCGTTCCGGGCAATGTATTTGTTGAATGTGCTATTGAAACGGGCGCAGATATCGGATGGTTAGTGACAGGGGAGCTTGCAAAAGCAAACTCTCCACGTGCGACCCTGAAGGGCAAAGAGCTTTATGAAAAGGTCATGGCTTCAGGTGGTAAACCTGTTCTGAGACGCATCCTTGATGCTTACGGTTTTTCTATGCAAAAGGAGCTGGGTGATTTACTCGGTATATCATCTGGAACAATTAGCACATGGGTTCGGCGTGATTTTTTCCCAGGCGATGTAGTTGTTACTTGTGCCCTTGATACTGGTGTTTCGCTGGAATGGTTAGCAACCGGCAAGGGGCAAATGCGAACTAACAGAGAAATGGTCACATCAAGTTTTTCAATTAAAAAATTTCGCCTTGAAGCGGGTGAGCTTAAGGACGCTGGCGAATGGCATCCAGACCCCTCGATGATACCCTCTGACTCAGAGGAGTTGATTTTTGTTGAAGGTGTTGGAGCCTCTTGGCTTGTCAACCGTTCTGCTTCGAACATAAGTAATGGGCGTTGGTTAATTGATATTGACGGCGCTCTTGATGTTTTTGATGTAATTCGTCTTCCCGGCGGAAAAGTCAGGTTGTCAAATAAGTCTGCCGAGTTTGAATGCAGCATTACAGATATCACACCAGTAGGTGCTGTAATTTTCACATTGGAAAAACACGTATAAGGGACATTATGAAACGTAAGCTTTTTTTAGCTTTATTTCTTTCACTTTCTTTCGGTGCATCAGCCGCTGAAAAAACACAGGATTTAGACGGTGCTAAGTTTGGTGATGATTGGCCGTTAACTTTTGAAAAAGCTACGGTGTCTTGTGTTAATGGTAGATATGCCTTTGTGTACGACAAAGCAACAGATGACCGATACCCATTAAATGGGTTTGCTATTGATGGTGTAAAGTCTGGAAAGCTTGAGGGGAGCGATATTGATACTGTTTGGAAAAATAGCCCGGATTATGAAGGAGTAAAAATTCCTTTGGATCCCGTAATGGATGCTGCGACAGCACTTTGCGAATGATAAGAGTTGCCTCGGTGACATTATGACTATAAGTAAGCAAAAAAATGGCAAATGGTTATGTGAGCTTTATCCTAATGGGCGAGAAGGGCGGCGAATACGTCGGCAATTCAATACCAAAGGTGAGGCCGAGGCATTCGAAGCATTTACGAAAAGCGAGAGTGAAGATAAGCCGTGGCTCGGCAAGAAAGAAGACCGCCGACGCTTAAGTGAGATTATCCAGCTTTGGCATAATTTACATGGACAGGCGTTGGTCGCCAGTAAGTCGCGGTTAGCTAAGCTTCAAATTGTATGTAACGGGTTGGGCGACCCTATTGCATCTCGTCTTACCGCTAAAGATTGGGCTCATTACCGTGACCGTCGATTACGTGGCGAAATAGACAACGGCTATCACAAAGACCCGGCGAAATGGATCGCCAAACCTATAACTGTCAATCGCGAACAGCAATACCTCGAAGCTGTGTTCAATGAACTGCGGCGATTAGGTGAATGGAGTTTACCCAATCCACTGGACGGGATTCGTGTATTCAAAGAAGCTGAGAAAGAAATGTCCTGGCTAACTTTGTCTCAGCTCCCGGAGCTGTTCCGAGCCTGTGAACAATATGGCAAAGAAAATCTTACTATGATTGTTAAGGTGTGCCTGGCTACTGGCGCACGATGGGGAGAAGCTGAGAGACTTACACGTCCCCAACTTTCCCCCTGCAAGCTGACTTTCACCAAAACCAAAGGTAAGAAGAATCGCACGGTTCCGATTCCTAAATGGCTGTATGACGAGTTGTCCGAACGTCAGGGAAGAATGTTCAAGCCCTGCTATCAGGACTTTAAGAAGATGCTCAAACTCACAAACATTGAATTGACTGAAGGGCAGAAAACGCACGTTTTACGTCACACCTTTGGCGCGCATTTTATGATGAATGGCGGCAATATCCTTGTACTCCAGAAGATACTCGGTCACGCAAATATTCGTGAAACAATGAAGTATGCGCACTTTGCTCCTGACCATCTTGAACAAGCTGTCACCTTGAATCCGTTGTCACTGTGTATTGGCGACAACGTGGCGGCAGAGGTTGCGTAACGCTGCAATTCACTGCATTAAAAATTGCATTAACTAATTGTTTTATATGGTAAGTGTTTGTTTGTTATGGGGTGTTAATAGGAGCGTCTTAACTAAGGTTTCGCTTAAGCGACATCCTGTTAAGAAGGGCTGGCCAATTGGCTGGCCCTTTTTTTATCTGTTTGCTCGTGTT